TCAAGAGTTACCATTGCAGTATCTTTTAATACCGCTACACTATCATTTATTGTGATATTTTCCGATGCCTCTGCAAGTATGTTTTCGGATTTTAATGTCGTTCCTGCGGAGTCTTTTATAACTGCGACTGAGTCATTAATGGTGATGTTTTCACTTGCAGTTGCTAAGATATTCTCTGACTTTAAAGTTGTTCCTGCACTATTCTTTATTACCGCTACTGAGTCAGCAACATTATAAGAGTCTGTACCCTGAGCTAAAATAGACCTACTACTTATTAAAGTAGATGCACTATTGTTTACATTTAAAGTTGAATTACTTATTGCTTGGGTTAAACTTCCACCACTTGGAATTGTTCCTGTGTATAAGGTCGTACCCGTTGAATTGGTTATAGTGTAAGTTGAGTCTGCACAACTTCCACCTGTGTTAACAATCCATTCAGTACCAATTAAACTACCTACTAATGCACCTAATTGGTCTTTAACTACTACATTAAAGTTAGAGTCGCTTGGTGCATTGCCATATACTACTGAATTAACGCTAATTCTTGCATCTTTACAAGGGTTAGGAGGTGTAGGAATTGAACCACTTAATGGAATTGCACAACTATTAAAGTCGTAAAACTCCTCAATCCCGATGTCTACAAAGTGACCCGTTACTTCATCTCCCCATTTCTCCCAAAAAGGTGTTATTGTATTGCTTGATGTAATGGTAAAACGCTCATTTGTGCCTAACTTCATCCAATATGCTAACACATCTAAGGCTATTAATTGAGTATCTGACTCAACTTCTAACTCATTACCCTCAGATTTAAGCACTCTATCGGCTATAATTACTCTGTAATTTCTTGAATAAGTAGTACCCGATAAACTTCCACCTAAAGGATAGACAAGCATCAAAGGATATATCAAGTTCTCATACGCTTGTTGCTCAAATTCTTGGGCATACAAGAAAGAATGGATTTGATAATGTCCACTTGCTAAAGTGGCAAACTCACTTTTTATTTGATTTGCTGTCTTTTGCATTTGACTCTATTACTTTAATTAAGTTCTTTTTTTTAAACCCGTATTTTTTACAATCCTGCTCGGATAGTTTATAAATATCTACCTTTTTTTCGTCTTGCATTGTTTACATTTATGTTTGGGATTTCACTATAATTTTTAGCACAACTGAATAGTGGATAATCTAGCGAATTGTCAACCAAATAATCCACTAAATTGACACGATAATTCTCGGCTATATTTCGATACTTAGTTTGTATTATACTCATGCCCGAAGTGTCTAATGGTTGAGCATTGTCTGAGCTACCTACCATTAACGCTTTATTCTTTATCTTGTAGTTTACATCAATTACTAACTCACTAACTACTTTATTAATTAAATATGGTTGTATGTAGTCAGTAAGTAAGGTAGTATTTAATACAGATACATTTTCAGCATTAACTTGAGTGATTAATTCAGCGTATAAGTCCTTACCTATTACTTGTTTTAAATAGATGTCTTGAACCATGATTAAAGTAGGTTGAAGTAACTTACTATCTACATTCTCATTAATAACTGATTGGTCTTTTAAAACCTCGATTGATATAAATTGTGGTGTTAAACTCATTTCTTTCTTACGATTACTTGTTTCCAAAAGTGACGACATTGTGGAAAGTTTTGGTCTAAATCGGGATTGTGATACCAACCTCCCTTATATTTCCAAACATCGGTATTATATTCTTTCATATCGTTGTTAAGGTTGTCTATTTCCTCTCTTGTATAAAGTTTATTTGACCTTAACATTTCAGCGCAAAAACTTCTATTCTTACTATCTCTAATACCTGCGTATTCCCACTTAGTTTCAAATTCAATCAATGTTTCAGGTTCTACCACTTCTTTAATATCAAAGTTAGGTGCAGTTTGACTACCGCCTAATGTTCCACCTACTAAGTTCTTTTCAATCAACTTTTGAAGTGCTTTCTCAACATCAAAATCTAAATCTTTTTTTGCTCTGTTAATATCCAACTTCTTTAAGTTCTTATCAATTATGTATTTAAGTAAAGCATCTTCATCACTCGCAAATTCAAAATGGTCAGCACTTAATCCTATCATTGCAAATTTACTCAAAATAATTGAGTCCATGTTAGCATCAAGTGATTTATTTTTAAAAGTTTCTTGCACAGGTTGTGTAAGGTTTAATCCTATATTTAATTCATCTTCAATTAACTTTCTTAATTCATCCTTAGTTAAACAAGCCATTAACATAGACTCAGTAATTTCTAAGCCTAAACCTTTCAATGGTTCAATACGCAAAGCAGGTGCTAAACCACAAGTCTTTAAAATCCAATTTAACTCTCTTTCGATTAGTTGTTGATTAGGTTCAATGTAATTGATATTTAACATTCTCCATGCTAAATCTAATTCACTTCTACCACCTAATTGTCCCTCAGTCTTAATCCCGAATAACATACCATTGATAACTTCATGACCTCTAATTATTCTATCTTGAACATCTTGTTTTAAAGACTCAAATTGTTTATCTAGGTCAGTTGGCTTAATACTTTCAATCTTAGGTGCTTCTGTGTTAAGGTCAGCAAATTGTATCATGATTTGTCCTGCGTTGTCTGTATTGCAGAATTTATCGTAAAATTTACGCTCTATTTCGTCTTGTTCTTGTGGACTTGGAACGCCACCCATTAAGGTAATCATTGCCCCTGCACTAAAACCTGTCTTTACATTTACTAAGTGAAAGTTTGATACCTCTATGTCTGTTTCAATGTCCACTATTGTAGCGTGATATTCAGGCAAAGGGTAACCTCTAAACTCAGGTCTAGTGTCGTAAAAATAAACTAATTGAACGCCCTCTTTTTTCTTAGGGTCATACATTGGTATCATCTTTACATCTTTCGGTAGTGTATTAAAACGACTTCTAAAGTTCTTTTTAGTTGATTGGTTTTTAGTCCATTCTTTCGAAACATAGCCTAATTTGCCATCAACTGACAATCTTACTTGCTCATAAGGTTGGTGTGAAATCTGTACTAACTGACCACCTACAAACATTACTTTATAAAAGTTGCCACCAAAGATTTTTCTATCTTTAAGTATTTTAGTTGTTAATTCATTTAAGTCGTCATACGGGTTAGGATTATTGATTAGTTGGCTTAATTGCGCACTTTCAAAACCTTGTTTAATCTTCCACCCTTGACCTATTATAAATCTAACCTTACCATTAACGATTGCATGATGTAACCCACATCTATTATAAAGGTAAGTAAGGTAATCAGGGTATTCATTATTAGTTCCATTGATTATAAATTGTTCCCCATTGTTTTCAATAAACTCAGGTGTCTTATGCTCATACATTGGTACGCTACTAAAAGCATACTTACGCTCCGAAAACTTTTCTTGTGGTTGTTCCATTCGTGTAAATTATTCTATTTGTTAGTGATTTATCATATCTCATAATTCCGCTTTCTACCATTTCATTAGACAATTTATAGTCTAAATTGGTAGTGGATATTTGAGCATAGATGTAATATTCGTATTCATCCCCTAAACTTAATTTAAGTTGTCCTAAAAGTGGATTGGGTGTAGTTGTTTGTGTTGTTATAGTGAACTTGTTGTAACGTGATTTGAATACGCTTGTATCCGTTTGAATACATACATATTCTACATTGGTCTGTTTATTAACAAACCTAAAAAGGTAAGTAGGTGCATTAATCGTTGTCTTTTCAGTCAGCGTTAGTACAACTATATTGGCGGTATTTTCTTGTAATAATATCATGTTTTTAAAAAAAGGGGAGTCAATCGCTCAACTCCCCCTCCCATTTATAATGAAAACAACACTTTATGATATCAAAGCAGCAATCGCTGATGACTCTATTTTATACACGTCATACTTCTCTTCGCCTGTCAAAGTGATAACATAACCACTCATGTCAGCCGATGCAGTACCCGTAGAATATCCACCCTCAGCTATTTGAAGACCTCTCGTAGTTCCGAACAACCAATACTCGCCATTCTCATCTAACACTATTGCAGCAACTGTCTGAGCGGCTAATGCCATCATTTCGTTACGTTTAGTAATGTCATACTTAGGTAAGTTCATTGTGATGTTCTGAGCATAAAAACGACCTCCAACTGCTCTATCTCCACTTGGAACAGAAGTTGCTGAACCTCCACCCATTGGCACTTCATAGGCGTAAAACTTTTTGCCACCTACCATTGTGATAGTAGCAATGCCTGAAGATACCGCAGGTGTGCCAATTCCTGACAACTCTGCTAAGTAGATTTTGGATATGCCACCCTTAGAAGAGCGGCAATCCAAACTAAATCCTGTCGATAATATACAACTCATACGTTATAAAATTAAGGATTAAACTAATTTAAAGGTAACTAACTCTGAACCGAATTTAATCTGAGTTCCTAATTTAGCAATCAAACGAGCTATGATGGTATTATCTTTTCTTTCGTAGAATACATCAAGACTTTCGTATTCGTTTGGAGCATCAGTTCCAATAACGTAGTTAGATTTTCTTGTTAAGTGTATTCTGTTAGTTCCTGTTAAACCATGTAAAGCAGTTACTCTTAATCCGAATGATGGGATAATGATTGAACCTGTCGCATAAGGACTTGCTTCTTCAGTTGCACCATAGTGGAAGTTGTTAAGAGTGAAGTACGCTTGTAATAATTTTCTGAAAGTATCCCATCCACAAACGAACTCTAAGTCAGTTTGACCTGCTAATGCACTTGGGATTAAGTCAACCATACCATTAAAGATACCAATTACGTTTCCTGTTGTGATACCTGTTGCTGCGGTAATACCTGTTGGGTTACCATTAACAACTCCTGAAGTTGCATCGATAACTTGGTTAAAACCAATTACACCTGAAGCACCACCTGTTACACCTTGCCACAATAACACCTCAACTGCTGCTGCTACTTTTGCTGAGTAGTATTCTGCAAATGCTTGTTCAATCGGCATATTTTCATATGTTGAACCTTGTGGTAAGAATTGTTGCGTGTAGAAAGTTTCTAAGTCTGAAGGACAGAAAGTTTTTTGGTCGTAGAAAGGATATACTTGAATTTCTTTTTTGTCGAAAATCACATCCCCTGAAGACGTTAAACCACAACCTGATTTTTCTCTCAAGAACACATCAACATCCATGTAGTTGATTTGCTCTTTGTACTTGATACCTGATTGTACTTGACCACTCAAGTATTGAGAAGTTGCATTACTAAATACTGCTTTAGTAAATAGTTCTAAGTTTGTTTGGTCAACGTAAGCAGTTAAGTTATCGGTATCGAAACCGAATTTTAATTTTAAATTTGCCATTGTTTATTTATTTTATTTTTGTTTGTTCGTATTTGAATTGAGCAGCTAAAC